TTGGTGACGGGGACGCCACTAATGGGCAAAAGGTTGAGCTTTGACGATATTTTCATTTTTTTGCCCCCGCCCCCCCCCCGGGGGGGGGGCGGGTTGCTTCTCCATCTTAATTACCTACATTCGTTCAGATTTATCCAATGCAATATTCTTGCAGCCATATGCCGCAAGCGCAGGACTGTGAGTGATTACTATAAACTGTCGACCAGTCTGCCTACCTATCTTTGCAAGATAGTTAAAAGCTTCCGCAAGATCTCTAGAATTGGATTCCTGCATTGCCCCTGACGGCTCGTCGAGAGCCAAGACTCCAAGCGTGCTTGCAAATACATCATTTACGGCCAACAGATAGCAGACGCTGGCCTGCTGCTTCTGACCTCCAGACAACCTTTTGGCATGATGCACTAGCCCATCGGACTTAGTGGCCATGAATTCAAGATTGTCATCGATATGAGCCGTGAAATCAGCATTTATGGTGTTGAGGTAAAACTTCAACCGGTCATTGAGCAGCTTCATATACTGAAGAGACAGCAGCCTCGGAAGCCCGTCCTTCATAAGAACTTCATTCACCTTGTCCAAAATCTTTCTAAATTTCTCTATTGGTTTAACTGATGCGGCCCTTTTTTCTTGGAGATCAAGCTTGTGCTTCGCTCTGTCAAGAGAAATCTTAGCGTTATCAAGACTGCCGTCTAATCTTGTAACTTTATCCTTGATGATCACGGCATCCTGGTGCAACTTAGTAAGACGGGCGTACTCATGCTCGTCATACCTAGCCGGATGAATGCTGGCCAGCTCGTTTGTCAAAGATTCTTTCAGCGATATCTGAGACTGTATTTGCCCATTTACGGCACAAATGTTTTCTCTCATTGTAGACGTGCCCTTTTCAAGCATGTCAAAGTCGCTGACCGTTTTGGCAAAGGCTTTCTTCATGTCGGCAGTCATTTTTGGAGTAGTGGCTGCAAGATCTTCAAATTCTTTATTGACCTCCGTTGCCTTCGCCATGGCGATACTAGTAGACGATATGTAAGAAGCTTGATCCGCCTCGTACGTATCCCACTCTTTGTTAAGCGCCTTTACATACTTTAGAGTCTCAAGGAGAAGTTCAACATCGGATGTTAATTGCTGAACTTCTATGCGCAGCGCTGCACGATCATGGACACATATGGCTGTTTCTGTGCCGCATTCCGGGCATTTACCTAGGTCAACCAAATTAAGCCTTTTCGCAGCTATATATTACTGTTGCTTTTTCTCGTTGAGATCGTCCTGTATCTTTGTATCTGCGCCTTCGGCAGGCCGCTCCTCCTTGGGCTCTACCGGCCGAGTGGATATGCATTTCTGGAGTTCTTCGGTCAGCTTAGAAGCCTTGGTCTTTAGCAGGTCTATGCGAGCATTTGCCGCAATCAACATGTCCGCAGAGTACAAGTTCTTTTTGGCTTGCTCAGCCTCTTCTTTCGATGACTCTATTTTTTGAAGTAGAGAACTTAACGTATCCTGTTGAGCTTTGAGCGTGGCCTGCAACTGCAGTAAAATTGACTTGCTAGTCTTTATTCTTTGATCAAGTTGATTTCGCTTATCGTCATTTTTCTTTAGTTGCTCCAGAACATCTAGCTTTACGTTAATCGACTGTATGTCAAATGCGACGTACTGAGCCATCAATTCCGATATTTCGGTATTAAGTCGATTGACTTCGCCTTCAGCTAGGTTTCTTTCCGCCTGAGCCTCTTGCAAAGGTCCGCTCATATCGGGTACCGTAATTGCCAGTAAAAGATCTTTAATCTGACCTCTCATAACCTCTAATTCGCTAGTTCTTGTTAGCGTGTGAATGATCTCCTTAAACTTAGCTGGAGTGGCAGACACAGGGGTGGTTATTGAATCCTGATCGACTATCAGGTGGCCATCTATTATGCTGGCAGGAACTGGAATCAGCGAATGCGTTTTCTCCAGCGCCTCCTTCGATCCAAATACTTCTTCTACTTTTCCGTCATCGTGTTCGATACGCAGGCGTGGAACATTAAGCGTACCAAATTTCTTTTCTCCTGCTACCGCTTTGGCGATATGCAGCACTTTATTTCCTATGCGCCAGGATACAACAAAATAGCAGGCCTCTTGGGGTGGTGTTCCCCAAGAGGCCCAGCTGTTTGCATTCCCTGGAAATGAATTCGTAAGGGACGCTCGGATCATTGTGAGTACAGTTGACTTGCCGCAGCCGATCGGACCGGTTATTACGGTCAGTGCGTCGTCAAACTTAAACTCAAAATCTCCTTTAAGGAGACCAATGTTCCTGCCCTTCAGGGAGAGCAGTTTCATATGTATTTACTCAGTCGTTGGTTTTAAGTTTATATTTAGATGGTTTTGCTGATGATGAAGACTCAGTGTCATTACTACGACGGCCTTTTGGGCGAACGGCCACATTGTTACGCTTCAGCGTATTGATTACACAAGAGACGCTGACCCCGAACTTCTCGGCGATCTGCTTCGCCCCTACGCCTTCGTTGTAAAAGCGAACGACGTTCTCCAGATTATCTTTGAGCTTGTGCGGAGCTCCCCGTTTCTTGTGCTCCGTGGTGGAGGCAACAGACTGCTTCGGAGTATTATTATTAGTATCGGCGCTATGCGTTGTCATGGTGTCTTTCTTTTTGTTGATTTCTCGTACTTTTGACTGCTTTGGTTTTTCTACGTATGGAACTGACGCAGTCGCTGCCAGTTCAGGTTCGTTTAGGATCTCTATGTTGTTTTTCTTTGCGTACTCGTTCATCCACTCTTCTGAAGGCGTGTCGTTTAACGTTGAATCAAGATCCTCAACTTCTTCTGAAGAAAATTCCCCCTCTTCTTCGTCCTCTTCTTCGTACTCTTCTTCGTCCTCCTCTGGCAACTTTAGAGTTGGCAGATCTGACGGATCTCCCCCTTCCTTCAAATACTCCTCAAGGCTATCGGGGTCGACATCATTCAGATCAAGCTCCTCATTTGGATCTGGCGTAGGGTCATTTCCTTCGTCTACTTTAATGTTTTCGTCATCAAATTCGCCGTTTAAAATTCTGTCAACAATATTCACGGTGGGTTCCTTTCATAAAATATTAATTGTGGTGCAAGCTAAGAGATGTGTAATCGATCACATCTTCAATACTTATACTCTTCTTGGGGTTAAACGTTCCATTGTTGTCTATTATATTTTCCATTATTGCAATCATGCGATTCTTGTTACTTGGATACTTGAAGTAAAACGCTTTGCAAATAACTTTTTCTTTACTCGTGGAGACTTCATGGGTGCCCTCGTAACCTTCATAGGCACTTTCAATCAACTCCATTTGACTCTTTGTGAAATACTTGATGAGTGGAGATGTGTTCAAATCTTCAAATATTTTCCAGTTGTAGCATTTTGCAGAATCTGGTTTCCAGTTGTATGGATTTTTATTTCTTGTACTCCTGTAGTATCCTGGGTATATTGTCATGTCATTGTATAGTGACACAGCGGATATAAATATAGCTCCCAGAGCGCATACTTCGCATTTCTTAATATTACATACATATTCCCTTAAATCTATTCCAAAGTCGTCTAACTTATCTTGGTCTATCTTATTAACCTTAGATTCTATAAAGTCCTCAATACTGCCCATCTTGGAATCTTCAACCCAGGTGAGCCTTTCAGGTATAAGTTTTTTTGAGTTGAGTTGAGAGATTACATCCTTTGCGATTGCAACTCTCATTGCATCGGTAGACGTGGTTCTCTGCTTCTTAGTTATCCTGGCAGACGCATACAAGCAGCTTTCTGTTTTATTTTTCTTGGACTGCGCTTTTTTTACTTTTACTGTCATTATATTCCTACCTTTTCTTTCAAATTACTTACAGCTTTGTCGAATCCCATTTCCATTGCTTGCTTTACAAACTCCATTGCATTCGATTGTGATTCTTCTTTAACATCTAAAAGTTGAACGAGAGCGGCATCAAGGTCAACTTTCTCCGACAGAGACCCCTTCACTTCTGTGAGGTCTCTGTCGTGGGATACATCTACTTTTTCAAATACAAATGCCTTTTGTTTAAATCTATCTACGGCTCCAGCCAATTCAGAAGTCATTTCCAAAGGTACAGTGATATGCAGTCGGGGAAGCTTTTTCCCCATGTATTCTTGCATGTCTAGAACATATGAAAAATTTAAACAGTTGTCAAGCCAACTTTCAATTCTAGAAATATCTTCCTTTGATTTCATGTTCGTCTTTAAAAATGGACGAGACCTCAACGGCACTTTCTCTACGGACAAATCGTCATTAACAACGATAAACGACTTTGCCTCAGATTCGCCAAGACGGTGCATCCACATAGAGCCCGAGTACATAAACCGAGTACCCTTAGGCCCTTGCCACTGCCACTCCATATGGATATCGCCCATGAGGACCAGCTTATACTTCCCGTCAAACCACTCCAAATCCATGTCGCATAACGGGGCCTCATCTGGCGGAATTCCAAGTGCTGGAACGACTTGCGACGCAAACCCATGAAGAACCAATATGTCAGCTTCAACAAAGTCAACGGTTTCTATAAATGACTCCCATTGCCGGCGAGTGCGCCAGTTGTATCCGGACACACGGTATCCAGCTATGTCAAATATCTCCCCCTCCATGGGTATGGCGACTGATGCGTCTCCGCCTTCTAACGATAGTCTTTTGAACCCACGTTCGTGATTGCCATCAATGTATAAACATTTGTTTCCAGGAATCTTACGAAGAATCTTCCTGAGAGCTACTGTGTGTTCGTCGCTTATCGTAGGGGTGTCGACTTGATCGCCCCCCATTATCATGTGCAGGGGAACCCCCTGCTTCGAATTGCTGTTGCAGTAGTCGACGACCTGGTTCAGGGCGTACAGGTCGTCGCCTCTTAATTCGTAAACAGATCTGTACGCCGACTCCCTGGCTTGCAAGTCAGCGCAAAACGCTAGTATTGGTTTTGGCATTTTAAATGTTTATCTTTTGTTGAGCAAACTCTTTGGATCTTAATACTTTCTTTCAAAACATTACCACATCTTTTTCATTATTTTCAATCCTCTAAGGGATTCACTTTCTTTATCAACACCAGCGTAACCAAACACGCTATAAGTGTTGTACATACCCATGTCCACAGACCTAGTTTGAATACAAGGCAGTTTAGTGAGGTCAGTGCCAATGTGCTCTGGACGCCCAAGCACACAGAGCACGATATCATTTTTTGTAAAAAAGTTTCTTGTCGATCGGCCCATACCATTATGGTGTTGACCGTTAGTTCAAAGTTATGCACGCCCCATACTATCATGTAGGACATGCAGCCAATAGATATCGCCGAGAGGGCGACTGTGAGTATCCACTCGATCATTATTTTTTACCGTTAATTATTGAGTAGCCTAGTAAAGCGATAATCGCTATGGCTATCGTTGCGCAGGGGTCAATAAAAAGAAATATTAAAAAGAGCAAACATAGCAGTGGGAACAAGTTTTACCTCTATTTATATTTATCGCAATCTGATAGAAAAACATTAAAAAGAGCAAATAAGCTTTATACCTACTTACATTTATCGCAATCTGAAGAATCAGAATGCTCCTTTAGTTGATTAAAGTTTTGCAACTTACTAAGTTGAATTGTAGGTAAGGGATCCTTGGCAACAAGTGAAGGATCAAAAGCTTTGATTCCTGATCTTTTTAAGTATTCATCTGGAGATTCTGATTTTAAAATTTTGTTCATTTATTATTATTGCTCTCTTCCTCTGTCTCATATACTACCCTTCTTACTTCAGTTTGTCCCTTTTTATTGGTATCCACTAACTTGTATAAGTTGTCAAAAACAAATTTACCCAGTATTATCAAACCTGTAGCCAATAAAATACACAATTTATAGGTAGACACAAAAAAGTCTTTAGCCAGTCTTGCCAGCATGTCTCCCGGGCTTTCAGATAATTGCATGAATAACTCCGAAAAAATTAACGAACAAAAGTCAAAATCCGATTTGACTTCTTTGGCCCCAAAATGGGTTGTGGATATGGCTAATAATATGAAATCTATATGTCAGGTAGACGATATAGACAACATGATATTTGCCCTACCTCCAGAAAAAATCAAAGAAATATACAGTCGCCTCAACATTGAAGATTTTACAAAGTTCATGAACATGTATTTGAGCATGAATAAGTCGTCTCCAATTTGTCTCGCATCAATCCTCAGATTAAATGGACGGCCGTTTACTTTGGTTAAACATAAGTTCTTTGAGCCGCTTTTTTATCCTAATTTGCCAGACAGAACATTGCTTGTATGTGCTCGTCAAGTTGGCAAGTCTACCCACATTGCTGCTCAAGGAGTTTTGCAGGCAGCCTCGATAAATCGTTTCAAGGTGCTGTACATGGCGCCTCAGTTCGAGCAAATACGCCGGTTTAGCCATCAATATATACGACAGTTTGTGCACGAGTCCTACATTAAGTCCATGCTGATGGACAATGACTGCGTGGATTCAGTCATGCAAAAAACATTCAAAAACGGATCAGAGCTGTGGTTCTCATTTGCCAAACTGTCCGTGGATAGAATTCGTGGTCTTTCTGTGGACGGCATACGAATGGACGAGATACAGGATCTCAATCCAGAATTCCTAGACATCGTCAGAGAGTGCATGTCTGCATCTGAGAAACGATCAGAAATGTACGCCGGCACTAGCAAAACCGTAGATAACGTTATAGAGCAATTAAGACTCCAATCATCTCAGGCCGAATGGTTTATGAAGTGCGACCATTGCAACCATTGGAATATACCCACCGTTGAAGGTTCAGGTCCCGGCCTTGGCGTTATGGAAATGATTCGTCCGGAGGGATTGTGCTGTGCCAAATGCCATAAACTACTTCAACCTGAAAAGGGATTCTGGGTTCATAAATATAAGGAAAAGTCTAATAACTTTCCAAGCTATCACGTCCCTCAAGTCATAGCTCCAGTTCATTATGCAAACCCCAAAAATTGGAAATCGTTGCTTTTAAAAAGAGAGTTAGTGGCTCCGGCTGTCTTTATCAATGAAGTTCTTGGAGAGGCGTGTGACGAGGGCCAAAGGTTGGTGAGTCAGAACGAGCTAATGGCCGCTGGAGTTTTACCTGCCAACTCTAAGGAAAACGCTTCTCAGGCCTTAAAATATGTAGACAGAGTGCTAGGGGTGGACTGGGGAGGAAAGGGAAGTCGATTTCAATCAATGACAGCTGCTGCAGTGGCTTGCTACATGCCGGACGGAAACATAGATGTCATATTTGGCCATGTATTTCCTGCAATGATGGACTCGGTGCTCGAAACCAAGGAGATTGTAGAGATCGCCAATGAATTTAAATGCACCACCATAGCCCACGACGTCGCAGTTGCAGGAGAAGTAAGGCTTAGCATCATGAGAAGCATCGGGATTCCAGACTCCAGACTCGTAAACTGCAGATATGCGGCCAGCGGAAGTATAAAATCCATGCTACAATTCGTACCTCCTACGAATATAAATCCGACTAGCTATTACAATTTGGACAAAAGTAAGGTTATAGCAGCGGTATGCCTGGCAATAAAAAACAAAAGCATACGATTTCCCCAGTATGACAGCATGATTGACGCAGTCGGCCAAAACATAATGGACCATTTTTTGGCTGTTTATGAGGAAAGCAGTGAAAGTATGTTTGGCGCAGAGCGAAGATACATCCGTAGAAACCCCGGAATGCCAGACGATTTCCTACATGCCGTATCATTCGCTGTAATAACCTTGTGGAGAAGATACCCAGAGCTTATACCAAACCTTATGGAAGAGGTATTGGATGGAGACGAGCATATACACATGGGCAATCCGTCAGCCTACTACAATAATACCGATCTTGACTAATAGCTAAGATTGAAAAAACAAGTAGCTTAAATCAGGACAGTGCGCCTTTTTCTATCTTATCGTATTTATAAACTTGTAATAAGATAGAAAAAGTGCACTTTAGTAGCAAATAGGTACCAAAGTATTTTAACATATTAATGAGGCTATTTTAGCCTACATTTTTATGCTAATATAGAGTTAGCAGCCGTCATATTATTTTAACACATTATTAGCTGTTAAATAGATTCATCAAAGCCGCTTTTCTAAGGCTTTTTAATCTCTTTATTGACGATACAAGAGTGTTCCATGTGGGCTTAGGCAGTATCAATAAGGATACCCCATCTTTGGTCATACTTTTTGCTCCAAGGTCTTTTAAATGTAAAATAGCTGCCTCCCAGGCCACTACAGGTATGTTGTAATACCTCATCTGACCCCACAAATTGGCTAAGTCTATTGCCACGATATCTTCCATTGGATTTTTTAATATCACGTACCGCTTTTTAGTGCTTTCCCCGGTAAAGGTCCTGAACATGCCGTTTTCGACACCCTCATGTATGAAGTTTATTAAGTGTGCGGCTGCTGAGGAGCTATTTATGTAACCTTTTGTGGAAATTATAGCCTTTGCGGCCTCTATTACTCGTGCGGGTTTGTTCAGCGAATTAGCCAAATACTTTAGGTTATCTAAAAAGCTATGCGGTCCATTATGCTTTACTGTAAGAGAATACTGCATGAAAAAAGGAAATGCATTTTCACTTTTCAATAAAGCCTTTGTTTCATATGAGAACGGCATATCTGCCCGCACAAACGTCCAATCCTTGTCAGCGGCTAAGGCCGATGCCATCATAGAATTGACAACAACCATGCTGTTCAGGCCTTGTCCCTCCAGCCACTGAGCCAAAAGCTTAGGCTTAGATCTATTCCCATCTATGGCTACAGGTACATGGTGTACAGTGGCCAAGGCGTGAGCAGACTCCATGTCATCTTTGTTGTTCAGAGTGGTGGTCTTCAGGCCTAAGTCCATCCTGATCACGTCAAATATATATTCTGCCAAGGATCCTTTGCTACCTACAAACAAGGTATTTGTTCTTGAAGATTCGTAGATGACCGAATGTATGGCAGAAATCATGGAGGCCATTCCTGCCATATACGCCGCTGTTTCTAGCCCATAATCAAATAAACTGGCTATTGAGTCTACGGCTATGCCGGGATCCATCACTACGGATGCACAGGGCGGCTCGACGTCATCCATTACGAACGGAACCCCGACTCTTATCTGGTGCGAATCTATTGACATTCTAGGTATATTGAATCTACCGGTATCAAAGTCATAGCCAACGTAGTTCTGCACAGCGTGCACCTCTGGCGAACTAAGTCTCAGTATTATGTCTAGGTACTTCTTAGATATTGAATCAAGCAAAAATGGATGCTTGGATATGCCTGCATTAACAGAAATAAATGCAAGAGCTTTTGCAGGATCGGATTCCAGGAGTTCCTCATCCATCTGAAAATCCACTTCTTTGCCTTCAAATGTAAATCTCCCAAACAAAGACGCCTTTCCATCTTGTTTTGATCTGCATATATTAGTGATTCTCACTGTGGCGTTGCATATAAGTTCATCTGGAATTTCCCTGGAGCCTTGCATCCACAGTTTTCCGTCTTTCTCAAATACTATTTTTTTATCTATTATTACTAGCTGAGAAGTTGCTACATTTTCAAGAATATCTTCCATCTCTTCTCGTATCGTATCTGAGCACGAAGCAAGTATGAGGTTTTTTTGAAATGCCGAAAGCTCCATAGCTTTTACGATATTCCTAGCATTGACAACCCCCATTGTGATAAGTTCTGTAGTAAAAAAATCCAAAGGATTGATTAAATTATTTTCAGATATATATTTATGGATCGTAGGCATTAAATTACCCACCCATAACTTTGATGTTTTCTCAGAGGGTCTCCAAATATACGGAGTGTCGTCTAGCATTATTTTAAAGTTTTTAGACTTTATACAAGTCTTCAAAAATGCGGTATCTGGGGCGTCCGTCCAAACGACTGTCGGCTTAGGTATGAACAATGGATCTAATTGACCTATTGGGGACTTGGCCACCACAGATAATTTATTATAACGCTCTATCGTACATTTTTGAACTATTCTCGCTGCTTGAAGGGGGTGGTCCAAGACGTAGACCTCTGTAGAAGGATCTCTGTGACAAGAATTTAAGCCGCAGTATCCTGGATAGTGTCCCCTTAAGACGTTTAAATAATTAAGCTGGTCTTTATTTCCTATAAAGCCAAATCCTGAAATAAATCCAGGGTTTAAGTAAAAAGGAGTAACTATTAGCCCTTCTGTAGTTTTTCCAAATCCATGGATTTTATCCTCTAGCAGCTCCTCTATTTCATGTTTATGAGCATATCCGAACCAATCTGTAAATCCTCGATTATAAGTCTCCTGACTTACCCAAAGATTAAGTTCGCTAAGTCTGCTTGTAGCAAATCTATTAGCGGTCGGAAACATATTGTTTCTGGCGATTTCCCACACCTTCAATACTTTATTGTAATACCTTTGATAAAAGGTAGAATAACTAGTCAAATCTTCTATTGATAAATCTTTTATTTTTAGCTCTTCTGCAACTTTATGTACTAATTCTTCTGGATTTAAGATCTTGTACGCCTGGCCGTACAGGCGAAGGCCTTCACATGAAAGTTTACATTTATCGCAATACATCCATCCGCCAAATGGAATTAACGCCGAAACGTACATATTTGCAGTTTTACACTTAATGCATCTAACATAACTGCCAGGTTTGGCAATGTCGTCGTAACCCAAAAGTTTCAGAATTTTTGTATAATGGAAGGCCGAATAGAACTTTTCTGAAGGAACACCATCTATGATTCGCTGGATTGACATAACTGATGACGTCTCTAAAAAATACTATAATGCGCTCATACAGCAAGTGACAATGCCTGAATATGTTAAGTCTGCAGGCGTTCTTACTAAAGACGCTGCTGCTATAAAGAGTTCTAAATGCTTTGCGGACACAGTAAACAAGAAATTTGCTCTCGACAGTAAATCTGATTGCTGGTGTTCTGCTCTTTATTTCTACGGCAACCAGTGTAGCACTTCGCCAACAGGGAAACAAGCTGAAGTAAAATTATTAAATGCAGCAAGAGTCTGGGGTATCTTAGAAGACGTAGAGAGCGTCAAATCTGCGTTTGAACAACAAATTATTCCAGTATCGTATGCTATGACATTTGAGCATAAAGGTGCAAAGATAGAAAGATGCCCAGATCACACCAAAGAAGCAGCTACGGCCAGCGCAGAGTGGCTATATAAAAATAGGTATAAATTTCTTACAGCTGTCCAAAGGAAAACAGCCTCTAAGTTGCAGGCAAGGGCAGACATTTTTAAATTAAACGTAAAAGCTGCTGCCTATATTGACAGAGTTGCTAATTCAAATACTTATTCAAATATAAACTGCAAAATAGCCGTCGCCATCACAGACAGACTAAGCAGCATACCTGCCGTTAAGTGGTCAGAACTTGAAGACGAGTTGCTAAAAGTAGCCAATGATTTAAGCACCCACCCATTCGAATTGTGTCACGCAGGGGATGTAATTTGTAGCTGCCTAGAGGCTTTTGATGTTAAACACGGCTTAAATTCAAAGTGGGGTTCGGCCCTGCAGCACCCCGTTGATGTATGCTTTAGGGTCAGCCTTACTAAGGCTGCATCGATAGCCGATGGAATTGTTCATTTAACTACCGGCATGCCGGTAGATCTCACCAAGATTAGCGACCACCAGCTTGAAAAAGGGCTTAAGATTGCCGGAGACGACTTCTTGTCTTATTGCCAGACTGATGGCCTCAATGTAGATAGAAGCAAGGCTGCTGAGATTTTGCCTACGCTGCCCAAGCCGGAAGCTCGTAGATTCGAAGAGGCAATTAAGACTTCTGGTTATGTGCCAGAGACAACAGATGATTTGCTGGGTCGTTTGTTTAAAGAAGCCAATATGGGCATGATGCCTGCTATGCAGCAAATGCCTGTGGATGACACTAATCCAATGCCAGGAGAGGACGACTCTTCTTTTGAGGCTCGCATGAACGAAAAGAAAGAACAAGCTAAACTAGATGCTCTCGATGCTCAGGCCGGACTTGCCGCAGTAAAGGCCCGACAGGCGAGACAACAGCACGAACAGAACTCTCTTAACTCTCAAATGGGTACAGCCCAAGGAATGTAATTATGATTAAAGTAGCAAATAATCTTCAACGAATGGTGTCTGTCAAGTTTGCGCATAAAGACGAAAGCGCTAAGTTTCCAACTCTGTCGATCTCGACGACGATGGACTCCTGGCCAAATGTGTCGGCCTCGGGCACGCTAGATTCCTTTGCGCGAGCAATGCCGTACATTGGCACCGTCGAAGGCGGCGCCTTAGGGGCCCTGGGAGGTTCTGCCATCGGCGGCTTGATTCAGGCGCTGAGACGCAAGTCAATCCTGAAAGGCCTCACCTATGGCGGCCTGACCGGACTCGGACTGGGTGGCGGTTTGGGCCTTTACCGGGGGCTACAAACGAAGAGCAAGATGCTGGATATGGATTAGCTTTTGAGAGAAAGCTAAAATACACAATGATTAAAGTAGCCAATAATTTAAGAAAATTAGCTGCCACATACAGTATTCCATCAGATCCTAACGCCGGCATATTCGCAGATAATCTTGCAGAGGCAGAAAAATAAACTGTAATCTATGCCAATTAAAAGCATCACAGCGGCTAAGGCATACGAGCAACTATGGAAAAGCCGAGACACTGTCGGCACCGTGCTGCTCACTATGATCCTAGATTCTTATGGCCAGGAGATCTTCGACATGGATCCCCAAGCATTCCGCCAGGAGCTTGAAGAGGGGTTTAGAGTATCCGACATCCCCGATGTGAACACTGACAAGGTGTGGGCACTTTGGAACTCATTGACGACTGACCTAGTACATACCGATGTGTCTACCTTCATGAACTCCGCCAATGTTTTGAGCGGGACGCCAATGAGTTATGACGTATTTGACATAGCTGATCCCTACGAGTGTGCGTGGGCAATAACTGAATTGACAATGCTAGACTCCAACACTCCTGAGCGTCTCAGTCCAGAAGTTCGTAGATACATAGGCGAAATCTGTAAGGAGCTAGGCCTCTATCGTTTGCCTCCATCGCTTTCAAAAGTAGCGGAAATGGGGCCAAAAGACTACGTGGCAAACATAGAATCTTACGCTACAGATACGACACAACTTAAAATAATGGTTGAGAATCAAATTCAATTCAGAGACGACGTGCAGGCGTATGTTGATAGGAGAACTGGCAAGATGATGCTGGAGCTTAACAATGTGCCATTGATGAATAAGGACTCTGGGTCATGGAATAAGTTTGTGCAGAACTTTGCCAACGGAGTTAACAAATGATTTATTTTAGCAATAACCTTACACAACTATTGCAGAAGATTGCCGCAGACAATACATCTTGCTGGGAAGGCTATAAGCAGGTAGGAAAAAAGATGAAGAACGGCAAACAGGTACCCAATTGTGTACCTGTAGCTAAAGCCTCAGGCATTAAAGAAGCTAAAAACAAACCAACAAATCCTGAGCTATGGTCTCGTGCCAAAGCTAAGGCAAAAGCAAAGTTTGACGTCTACCCTAGCGCATACGCTAACGGCTGGGCTTCAAAGTGGTATAAAGAGCAAGGCGGAGGCTGGGAATCTGGCTCAGATGGCAGCTCTAAGAAGAGTGATCTGAGAGAGTGGTTTAAGGAAGATTGGGTAGACATCTCCAAGAAGGACGAGTCCGGTAAGCATCCCCCTTGCGGCCGATCCGATGCAGACTCAAAGTCCGGCTATCCAAAGTGCCGACCCTCTAAGCGAGTATCAAAAGATACCCCTGAGACAACTCGCTCCATGTCTAAGGATGAGAAACAAAAGGCAGTTGCTCAAAAGAGGCGAGCCGAGGCTAAGCCACGAGAGGGTAAGAAGCCACATATGACAAGCCACAACAAGAAAGCAGACATATCTTCGTCTGAGTCCATAGTGGATGTTCCAATCAAGTGCACTCCGGGATTCGGCTGCAAGAGGTACTTTACTGAGGAAGAGAAGGCTGAGATTGACAATGCTGAAGCCAAAATTATGCCTATCTTGTTCCCCACCTCGGGTGATCCTTTGTCTTCCGGCCTCTCTAGTCCAGCTTGGGCAGGGCTAGGCACTGGGGCCTTGGGCGCTTTGCTAGGCGGAGGACTTGGCGGCGGCGTCGGAGCTCTAAGCAGTGTCAACGTCCCTCTCAGCTCTACCCTAGGCGCCTTGCTAGGTGGCGGCGTGGGAGCCCTGTATGGGTACGGCAAAAAGAATAGAAAGAATAAAGAAATTGTAAACTTAATGCAAAGCTTGCCAGTAGGAGCGGATCTAGGGGACGTTGAAGTGTTCTCAGACCCTGCACTGAAGCAGCAGCTAGCAAGAGACTTTCAAAGAAGACTAATTCAAAAAGGTTTACTCTAAAAACTTAATATACATCCTAAAACAAAACCCAGGGCCAAAACCCTGGGTTTTGCTACGTATGGGGCGTTTGTTGAGGGGGGAGACGAACCATTCGCCTTAGCTTGCCCTTAAGAGCCCCTAGAGGATGTAAGAAAAAAAGGGCTTATTTTTCTTACATCCTCGTTATTAAGTAGTATTTGTTATTTTTTTTTAAGTAGCTTGTTTACGTCTACTCTTGCACCTAGTTTGTAAAGTGCCTTAGAGATATCGAAAGCCGCCTTTTCCACAGCTTCCTCGTCTATGTCCCAAAAGCATCCGTGCAGGCATTCATGAAGAAGTACCTCCAAGATCTCCTGATTTTTTTTAAGCCTAGTTGAAATTCTTATACTTTTGTTTACATAGCTAGATGGATCTATTTCTCCTCTTACAGAGGGCCCTAGATCCATCCTAACTATTTTCCAAGTATTGCTGCGCAGCTTCACTTCCATGCTAAATCCAAAATATAATAGCGATTTTCTTCTCTTCATCGGGCTGCTCAATTGCAGTCGATTTATATAAATCGTATACCAGATCCTTCTTATACACGAGGTACCTATTGTTTATGATCGAAAACTTAGCAGGAAGCTCTTTTTCGTTTTGCAGATTTTCCATAATATCTGCAATTGTTGCAATTTCAAATCCTGCTAACTTTAAGGCTTCGCATATGGGCATTAGTTTGTCTGCAAACTCGCCTTTCCGTACAAATATCTTTTGCTCGGCACTAGTTAAAGTGGTATTCATACTTTAATTGCCTTCTTTTGATTCCACTGATTTGGAAGCATTAGCCAATATCCTTTATACGGATACGAATCATTGCCGCTGAGATTGTGTGACTCTGCAGCTACAAACTTGTTCATTCCGTATTCTTTCAGACCTGCTTCTTTTACGTAATTAAACACCATTCTTTGAGCCTCTGGTGAGG